CGCTTTCCCAAACTTTTTACCAATTTCCGAACCTGCAGTACCTCCCAGTGCAGCACCAATAGCTGTTCCGATACCGGGAGCGATTAGCGAACCAATACCTGCACCAATGAGTGTTCCAGTTGAAGCTCCAAAAGCTCCAGATTGTCCACTTCTTTTTTCAACACTATCATTGGCTCTTGAAGCATTGACCGCATTATAACCAGCCTGTCCAATACCAGCTAACACGCCGACATACGGGAGCGCTTTTGTTAAAACTGGTATCAAAGTTGCTGATAGTTTAGAAAGCATTCCAATTTCGGCAGAAGCTGCGCCTGCCGAACCGCTTGTAGATACAATGCTTCCTAATGCACTTGTCCCTACCTTAGCGATGCTTTGCTTACCAGAAAGCATCCCCAAAGCATTTAATTCGTTAGTGGTTTTCAAAACACCATTAAGCTCACGGTAAGTTCCGATTGCAGTCCTGACCCATCCTATTGCATCACTAATCTTCTTGAATGCCCATATTCCTGCTAGGGTTTCCCCTAATATAACCAGTTCTGAACGATGTCCCCAAACAAATTGAATTGTATTGACAATGTCTCGACCGACTTCACCAGCAATCTTTGATAATTCTTTTAATTGCTTTTGTCCCTTTTCGGAATTTAAAGCACTTGCCAACTTAACAGCAAAGTCAGAAACAGATGGTAATAAAGACGCACCTAATGCATTTACAACCACCTCTGCTGATGATTTCAATTGTGCTAACTTAGCTTTAGTTGTATCCATGTTCTTCTGAGCAAGATTTTGAACATAACCTTGACCATCGGCGGCATTACGGACTTTTTTATTTAACTCGTCAAGTTCTTCATTATTTTGAGCAAGGATAATACCTGCTTGCATACCAGTTGTTCCAAACAAGGCGTGGAAAATGTTATTCTTGACATCAGCATCTTTTATGCCTTTTGTATGATCGTTGATAACCTTCATTATCTCAGACATACTCTTTAATTGGCCGTTAGATTGAACTAACTGATTACGAGAAATTCCTAAACTAGATAGCATGTCTTGAGCGCCAGAAGCAGCTTGTGCCTTACCTTCTAACTTATCAAGATTTTCTTGTTGCTTTTTTAATTGTTTGTTAGAAGACTCAACCTGTTTTGCAAAGTTTTTCTTACCTTTTGTGCTGTTCTTTTCTGCTTCAGTTGCCTTATTAACCGCATTTTGAGCATCTTGAACTTTTTGCTTTTGCTCTTCAATTTTTTGGTTCATCTTGGCTTGGCCTTCAGCACTTTTTTCTTGAGCGCTAACTTGTTCGCCCAATGCCTGTGTCAAAGAGTTAATAACTTTACGTAAACCTGTACCAGCTTTATCAGCTTCAAGACCATGGTTAGAAAGAATACCCATTGCTGAAGATGTAGTAGATAGTTCAATTCCAGCAGAGTGTGCCGTGTCGGCAACATACTCCATACCCTTACCCATTGACTGGAAGTCAGTAGCTGTCATATCAGCAGCATAAGCAAGTTGGTTAGTAACGTCCTTAGTATTCTTAATCATTTGGTTAGCGTCATCAACACGTAAACCATAAGCATCAACGACTTGTGATGTAACCGACAGAACATTGTTGAAGTCATCGCCAGATGCAACCGACGCTTCTAACTCCGACCGCATAGACCCTAATGCTGCTGTAGTTGTATAACCACGTTTAATTAATTCTTGGTATCCTTCAGCAATTTCAAACTGTGACTTACCGTATTCAACCGAAAGTTTTGCGCCGTCTTTCTGCATTTGATTGACGTTGCGTTGGGCTTCAGCGGCTTTTTCACCGCCAGTAACTGCCAGATTATAAGTCTTGATAAATGAATTTTCTAATTCAGCAGCAGACTGCACACCTTTCGTTGCAATAGCAGCAAGTCCAACTGTTACTAAAGCGCCCGCAGCAGCGAAATCTTTAGCTTTCTGTGTTACATAATGGATGCCATCGCCCATCTTAGTTGTAGCTCTATATGCTATATTAGCTCCAGATGAAAAGCGCCCAAATCCGTAGGGGTTAGCCGAATTAACTTCTCTTTGGGCACTTTTAAACTCATCTTTCATTTTTGCAATGTTAGTCGCAGTATCGTTTACCCTAACGGTCTGTTTGCGATATGCTTCGCTAGCGATTCCAGAATCAGCTTCAACTCGCTTAAGTTCTTCTGACTGCTTATTATATTGTTGTGAAAGATTAGATAGAGAAGATTTCAGAGCGTTGGCCTGAGCTATATTAGCTTGTCTCTCTTTATTTTCAGCCTTTAATCGATTGACGTACGAATCAGACACTGCATTTGTTTGTTTATATTCAGTTTGAAGCTGTGCTAAACCACTTTTTTGATACTCAAGAGATGACTTCGCGCGTTGTTGCTGAGCTTCTAAACTAGCTAGTTGCTGATTAGCTTGTTGAATATTCTTTTCATATTTCAAAAAAGACTCGGCACCTTCTTTAGTAGAGGTGTCCAAGCCTTTTTGTCGCTGTTCTAATTCGCTTATTTTGGTCTTCTGAACATCCATTTGACGTCCAAGACCGTCGTATCTTTCTTCCGCAGCTTTTAAATAATCACCGGAAGATTTAGCGGCCGCTTCCTGAGCTTTCCAAGCGTTTTTAACTGAATTAACAGCATCACTAAGCCCCCTCAGACTGCTCGTTGCCTTAACTACGTCTAAGGCAATAGATGTCGCCATTTCAGCTTGAATTCTATCAACCATTTATACTCCTTCCTTTGGTATATCTAATCCCATCTGTCGGGCAACGTCCAACGGATCAGCAGCTCGTTTATCAGGTTCTTTAGCATTAAGCATTTCCATGAACGAGAAATATTCTTGGTGATCTAAATCTCCTGGTAAAATACCATATTCCTTAAATAACTGCTTTTTAAAATAACGAAAATCTTCTAGTTCGTTTTTTTTATCAAATATCAGTCGGCTAATTCGACTGAGCCTTCTTTTGGGTCTTCTTTTGCCTCTTTTTCACGTAGCGCTTTCTCTCTTTTGACAGCTTCTTCATACTGCTTATCCGTGACGCCTCGTAAACGGTCTGATATATAAGAAAAGGCTTCTTTGAACTGTGTTGCATCAACACTATCTTTAATCTTTAAAATTTCTTCATCTGTCAACGAAAAGGTATCTTGCACAAAATCAAACATCAATTTTTGAACTCTGCGCTCTGCTAACATATAGTCCAATGTAGTCATGCCTTCACTATTTTCAAGCATTTTTTGATCATGCTCTAAAAGTTCAATACCTAACTCATTCATTTTATTGAACTGTCCAATTGTCATTCTAACTGGAACTGTTTTTGTCAAACCGAATTTGTTTAATTTAATTTTTTCTGTTGAAACCGCCATTTTAAAAGCTCCTTTTTAGTTATGTACGGGCTACGCCCAAGTTATTAGATAATAACCGCCCATTGCTGTATTGTGTATTTATCCGGCGATTTAACATTAATCATTGCCCAGTAGTTGTTCCTGATCCCGAAGCAGATGTAGGCTTTTTGTATCCAGGAAATACTTCCGTCATCATGTCATCAAAACTAAACTTTTGATCAATAGTCGAATAAACCTTATACGCTTGACCTTTAAACATGCCATCAACGATTGGACTCTTTGAGTTGAATGTCAATTCATCATTTGAGTCAACTTCGTTTTGATTGTTAGTTCCTAAAGTCTTGTTACCAGTAGTAACATGGCAGTTAGTCAATGCATAATAAATATCATGCTGCTTATCCAATGTTTGCGTCTTAAACAAAGCATAAACAGGCTTCAAAACATCGCTCGGTGTATAACCGCCCTTACCATCTGATTCCATTCCTAGCATTTGTTGTTGTGCATTAAACTCTAAATCTAAGAATGTTGTTTGTGCTGTTGGGTAAGCCGTTCCCTTAGAGGCACGCTTTTGCTTGTTATTTGCATAACCAGGTGTTACCGTTCCGGTTAAGTTAGCAAACTGTACCTGCGTTAAACCCTCAGCGGACGCATTTGTATGTCCATCAGCAAAGTAAACTCCCGTTGTATCAAGTCCATCGCTGCCTGCAATAATTTGACCTGTATTTTGATCAGCTTTGGCGAACCATGCGCCTACAATACCTTGTGTTGCCATGAATTATTCCTCCAATAAGAAATTTTTTGTAAAATAAAAGACCTTAGTCACTTGATTAGTTTTCGGGTCATTTATGTGTGATTTAGATTGACTTAGGTGCCAATCGTTGCTTTCTAATTTTCTTGCGACTGCGATTTCTACATCTAAAATTGGTTTGTCAAAGTTTGTACCATAAAATATTTGTACTTCAACGCCATAGCTTAAATTTCTGAATCGATTGTTAGCTCGCTTGTCTAAATCATTAATCGATTCCGTAATTAAAACAACGGTGTCAGCTGTATTCTTAAGATATTCTTCATCAATTTCGTTTGTAAAAACAGCATTTGCAAATGATAATGACTCGATTAAGTCACTAACTTCATATATAGGTAATATCATTTGTCACCGCCTTTTAATAAGCGTTGATATTCAGCATATTGCGCCTGTAAAATTAACTGCTTTGAGTTCCGACGAGTATCATCGACAAAGTGATCGCCTTTCATAAACTTAGTACCATCATTCAGAAACCTAGCAATACGAGCATGATTAATACCTTTGTTTGTGAATCCCACAATAGATGTTCCGTCCCTAATATAATCAATATTGGTGTCACCTATTTCTATAGAATCAGCCAAGTGCTCAATTTTACTCGTATCTCTATTTTTTTGATAATGTTTCAATTTAGTGACGTGTACTAGCTCTGCTTTTAAAACTTCTGCCCCTACATGCGTAATTTTTTGTCTATCATTGACACTTGGGACAAGTTTATTAACATTTTTAAACCAGCTATCTAATGCTTCATCAAGTTCCATTCACAAGCCCCACTGGCTCCTTTGTAATCGTGATGTAGTCAAAAGCTATAGGCGTGTTAGTCTCATCCGACGAAACATACTTGATATCATGAATAGCACCACTCTTAACAAAGCGAACCTTTAAATTATGTGTAACGTCCATAACGTGCCTTACAGCAATTATTTTAGTTTCTTGTATATCTGTTCCAAAGATACTATCAGACTGTGTGACAGAACGACTACGTGGCGCATAACGCAATGGCTTACCAACTGAAACAAAAGTAGGTACTTTCAATCCAGTATTTCTATTCTGAATAGATTTTACTGTACCAAATTCAATCTTGCCTATAAAATTACTAGGCTTTAGTTTTCCGCTAACCATTAATCTTACCAACTTTCCATCTTATTTTATTCAACATGTATTGATAAGACTTCGGGTAAGCGATTTGTTGTCCTGACAAGGCACCACGATTATAGTAGTTGAAATCAACCAGAGTTCTAACTGCTTGATTAAATATCGGCAACTTTCGATATACTTCAATATCAATAGAGCTGTCAATTGAACCACGAGCATCTTCTTCGGCGTATTCAATCAAACTTTTAAGGACATCCTCATCACCATCAATAGCTAAATAGTCTTGCATGTCGCTCACTTCAATACCAGTTGAAGGAGCACGAGGTGAATTTGTTTCATCTGCCATAAATTACTCCTTATTTACCATCGCCACCGGCAGGTGTCGCTGTGTTAGTGATGAAATAGCCAGCCTTATCATCTGCTTGCTTAACACCAAATCGGAAAGCAGCACCTAAGTAACGGCCATAAATTTTGCTGTCTTCCCAAGCCAAAGTAATTTCTTGACGGTTA